GAAGTAAATGAAGACAAAATATTTTACGGTAATTCAACAGAAGATGATGATATAACTTTTCAAGAAACTCCTGCTGGTAAACTAATACTTAAAATCATGATTTATACTTTAGTATCTATTATTTGGTTTGCTGTAACTGTATTTATTCCGCCATTATTTATAATAACAATTATTTTATTAGTGGTTTATTGCATTCATCGCTTGAGAAATAAAGATAAATAGTATATAATAGTATATAGAATAAAGGAGCTAAACAAATGAACGTTGAATCAGTTATTATAATAGCACTAATCGGAATTGGACTATATGCTTTTTTTGCATTAGTTGACCTGATTAAAACGAAAGGAAGTAAATAGATGAGTAAATACTTTAATGATAAAAGATATTGCCATTGCTTCGATATTCCAACGAGTGATGGCTTAGGAGTTTGCAAAGGTTGTAGAGGATACACAAACATCTGTTATAGTTGCGATCGCTGTCTACACTGCTGGTATACATCACAGGTTGAACTATTTACTGAATATAATGAACCTGGATTGCTGGCACTTATAGAAAAATGGAATAAATTATATCAAACTAGAAAGACAAGGAATTTTAATGCTTAAGTTAGACGAGAAGAAAATTAGAAAAGGTAAACCAATCGGACTACCATACCAAGGAAGTAAAAAAAAGATAAGCAAGAAGATAATTGAAATTATAAAACAGAACTTTGGCACAGACAGGCCGATATACGACATCTTCGGAGGTGGAGGGGCAATTACAGCCGAATGTATTTTAAATGGTTTAGAAGTCCATTATAACGACGTAGACAAGGATATAACCAACGCATTCGAGCGAGTTATATCACAAGACCGTGAGTGGATTAAAACCCTTATTGTTTCACGTACAGAGTTTACCGAGATTAAGGATAAAGAAAACAAGACAACAGACGACTTTTTGAAGTTGCTGATTAACTCTTTCGGTGATAATAAGAAATGTTATTTATATTCTAAAGAAATCTCAGATTTGAAATATAATCTAGCTAAAGAAATTATTGAAAAGCATGACGTTTTTAGCGGTTATAAACAAACAGAAACATACAAGAAAGTTACTTCTGGACTGGACTGGGATTGGTTTAACGCTAAGCTAGAAAAGAACAAAACCTTAGAGCAAATTCAACACCTTCAACAACTTGAACGACTTCAACAACTTGACGAAGTAAAAGCAACGAATAAAAGCTATCACGATTTTGGCGAAGTTTCTGGGGCTATATTATATCTTGATCCACCTTATGAAGGAACTTTCCAAGATAGTTATATCAATTCGTTCAATAGTCAAGAGTTTTATGACTGGGCATTTGAAATGGCTAAAACTAACATTGTTATAATTTCAAGTTATTCGATTTCAGATGAACGCTTTGAAGTTGTATATTCTTTTGATAAAGTACGTAGCACTTTACAAGGTGGGACAAATAGCAAAAGGAAAAATGAAAAGTTATTTATGGTTAAGAACAGTTAATTCTTGACGAAGTAAAAGCAATTTGATAGAATGTAATTATGAAAGAGGTGAAGAGATGACAACCGAAGAAATAGTGCAAAACTATCAAGTGAAATTGTTAAAGATTATATTTAAAGAGATTGATAGCCTGATGAAGAAAAAAGAAAAGGCTGATATCAACGCAAGTAAACTTGCTGAAAATGGGCACTCTGTGAGAACGTCAGCATATTGGAAGTCAACAGGAAACGCAGAGTTTTACATTAAAGAGATGTATGCAAAGTTGAGCGCCTTGGCTGAAATTGATAGACTATTCCACTGGTCAAGTCGTTTACATCAAGAACAATTGCAATTTATCAGTAAATACCCTAAAGTAATGGAAAAATACAGACAATCAAACTAAGGAGAACAAAATGAAAGATACAGTAAAAACTTTAATGATGGTTGCGGGTGTCGCCTTTACACTTATCGCTATCACTTGGATCGGTATGCTTGCGACGTTGCTTATTGCATGGATTGGAGGCAACATCTAAATGAATTACAGTACAAATAAGCACTATGCCAACGAATACGGAGTAGAACTTAACGAATACTTGAAACATAATTTTAACTACGAAGAGCTTGTGGGCTGGTATACAATGCAGGTGTTGAAGTATCTAGTAAGAGCTGGCAAGAAAGAGGGTGAAAGCTACGACAAAGACTATAAAAAAGCCTTAGACTATGCCAAAGAACTTGCCAACTTAAGTAACGATAATGAGCTTACAGAGTATACTACTGACGACATTATGGGCTTTATACAAGGTATGGCTGATGATTTTGAACAATGGAAAGGCGAAGAATAATATCACAAAGAGTTAATGCTTGACAGCGTTGGCTTTTTTTGATATCATAGTCTTATAGAAATAAAGGAGAACAAAACAATGATAGTATTAACAACTAGAAAACAACAAATCGTAGAAGAATATGGAATCAACACAACTTTCACAGAGGAACAAATGAAAGATAAAGAGTTTAGAAGAAAATGGACAATGTACTTATTGAGTATTCAATATGACGTAAGTGGTGCTGAAATTCCTGAAGAAGTATTACAAGAAGAGGCGGATCTAATTTTTGGTTAAAAGAATAAAGTTAATGCTTGACAGCGTTGGCTTTTTTTGATACAATTAGTTGTATAGAAATAAAGGAGATACAAATGAAATTATTTAACAGAAAACCTAAGGACAAAATCAAAGTAGTAACAGCAATTACACTAAAAGGATTAACAAAACAAGTAATCCGATTAGAACAAAAAGGGTTTATTAGACACGGAGAAATCCAAAGTGATATGTTTAACGGAACTAATATGGGTTATAAGCAAGCAATGGTTAAGAAAGCAAGTGAATAATATGTGTAAGAAACGTAAATACACAAAAATGGGTGCTTTATATTCAATAGCAAGTGCCCAACATGCTAAAAAGAGCAAGAAAAACAAAAATGATAAAATACCGGTTAGATCTTATTACTGTAAGTGGTGCAAATTATATCACTTATCAAGTCAGCAAAGACTAAACATAAAGACAGGAGTAATTGGATGATGAAAGATGAATTCACATACTACACAGTATCATGGATAATGGAAAAAGAAATTAAATCACGTAAGTTTTACAGCAAACACGAAGCGAAAAAGTGGTTTGATATAGTGGAAAATTCATATCCAACACTTAAAAAGCATACAGAAATGATTGAGGTTATAGCATAATGACAAACGAAGAATTATATGAAAGAATCACTAGCGTACTGAAAAAACAAGGTGTCGGAATCAACCAACTTGAGTTAAAAATTAAAGATGAGACAGGCACATGGCCTAAGTTACATACAACTAAATCACGCTTGAGTTTACCACATACCGTAGCATTCCCTTATCTTACTGTGTTTTTCAATGATGATGAAATGCACGAGCTTACACTTAAAAAAATTGACGATGTAGGTAATAACGGAGAAGCCTTTGACTTATTAGATGAGTTATTATATAGCTTAAAGCCAAGTAAAGAATATCTATATAAGCAACGATTGAAGCGTAGAATGCAAAGGGAGGCAATGAGATAATCTTACACGAATACACAAGACAGATTAATAGTTCAAAATATCCACAATCAACAGCTAGAAAGATTGTTAATGACTTGAACAAACAGGACAACTTCAATAATTATCTAGTCAGCTTTGAGCTTGGCTCTAAACGTTATGTTATTGAGAAATTTGAAATTAAAGGAATGAATAAATGAAACGTTACTACGTAGAGGAAGACGACAACGGCAAAGAGATTAAGCGAAAACTTACAACTTTTGCTAATGATGATTTAACACAGCTTTCAGATGATGAACTAGAAACATTATACTATGAATCGTCTGCTCAATTTTTAGCTAAATCAATGCACTTTATGAAGATTGAGGACGAACTATTTTCAAGAAATAGTGTAACTGTAAGTGATGGACTTCTAATAGATGTTGGCAATAATATTATTGAAGCAATTAATCAGGTAAGCAATTGAACCATAGAAAGTAGGATATCTTCATTTACAAAAGAAAACCACCAATTAAGGTGGTCTTTTTTATTTGTTCGGTGCCATTTCAACTTTGAGGTTATTAGCTTGTAAGAAACGCAAGTGCCAAGGCGCACCCTCATTCCAAACATAATGTTTAAGGTCTTTTCCTGTCGTGTCTTTATAAATTTGTTTGACGATAGTCCATTGGTCGGCATTAGTGAAGCCAATTACTTTTGTTCCATTGAAGTAGGATACTCCGCCAGCTGGTTTACCGTCTTTTGTATTAACTTGATAAGTAAATTTCATTAAATCATCGTCCTCTAATTCTGTATTTGTTTGTGTATTGTTTACTATTGCGCTAGTTTGCCCTGTAAGGCGCTTATTTAGTTCTGTGATAAAGTATGAGCGACAGCTTTCTACCGTGCCACCATGTACCTCTACGGAACGTCTAGGGCATGAAGTAGATGACAACTCTTGATGTAGCTTCACAGTGTCATGATTAGGGGTTAATCCCCATTGTTTCATATACTTAGCTACATCATCTAGTACCGCTTGTTCATTCCTCAAGAACTGATTTAAATCGCCCTCTGATTGGCACACTTCCCAACTTGCGTAATTTGCATTACCGTATGAGTTAGCACAATGGTATGCCATATTAGAGAAGTCGGAAGCCTGCAATCGTCCATCAGAAGCAATGTAAACATGAGCGAAGCCCTCTTCTGGATCATGATTAGGCAACCAACCATTATAAAAATTAGTGTTAGCACCATTTGAGCCAGCGTCATTATGAATTACAACCCCAGTAGGATTATAACCACGTACACCAGCGTTAGTTATATTCATTCTTTTTTATCCTCCGTTTGTTCTTCTTCCGCTTCTGGAAGACTTACACCACTCTTTTTCATAAGTTTAACCAAACCGTCAAACATAGGGCTAATTTTTGCGATTAAGTAAATAAATTGTCCTACAAAGTACAACAAGCCTGCGTTAATCACAGTTTTGGCGATATCAGAAGTTGAGGGTGTTTGTGTAAAGTAAAAGACTGCATATAAAATCCATAGCGCGAAGACTACCGTCAAATCAATCACAAGTCTACGTTTAAAAGGCGGGTTCATCGCTTCTCTATCTTTGACCCACGTAGCGAAAAGAATCGCCAAAATTAAGATAGTTATTAAAATCATTCTAGTTACCATTTTGTTTTACTTTCTATTTTGTTATTTAATAAAGTAGCTTGCGTTACCACGTGACGTCAAAGGGTTACTACCAATATCCTCCCCCCACCAAGTAATACTACCATCTGGGTTCATGTCAATATGGAAAATACTATCACTTCCAACAAGATGACCAATAAGACTTTGAACAACAGCTGGACGAAACGGTTCATCTACCCACGTTCTAGACATCGTCTGTCCTTTTTTTATATTTGCTATACTACCAAGGAATCTAACAATTACTAAATCATCGTTCTTTTTAGTAAGTTGCAATTGCAAACCAGGAGCGGTTTGAACTGTCAACATTTCAGTTGGAACATAGATTGGACCTTTAAGTGATATATTATTTGCAAAAATACTATCCAAATTACTGGTCTGAACAATTGGTTTAGTGCTTGTTACTCCAGTTCCTGAAGTTACAACAACATCAAAACAAACTTTCAAAACGCCAGAACCATTGTTTATATCAACACTGTTGCTATTATTTGCGGTTTCGGCTGATAAACTGACAGGATTAGCAGTTTGAGTTAAGTCAATATTTGCATGAATGTAATTAACTGAATCCCCTTTTAAAGCTACTGTTTCGTTTAATAGTTCAAAATACCTCCCGCCTGCAATGATTGATGTGTTGACATATTGAATGTTAAGAGCTGTATTTAACGGACTTGTCCAGTCTTTACGCCTAATCGTTCCGTAGTCCATTCCTGTCAACATCATGTATAGTTTACCGTCATTATTAGAACCGACTGGGAACTCTGTACCATTTTGACTAAAAAACGTGAAATTTTTAATTGTCATTTTTAACCTTTCTTGATATTATCTTCGCTTTGTCTAAAACTGGGTTATCAGTAATTGATAGCTCCAACAATCTAAATTTTCTACCGCCATAAGGATAACCACCAATTGATACAAATTGACCGACTTCATACAGGAGCGTGGTTGCGATTCTAAGCGTGTTTTTGCTGTTATAGTATACTTTACCTTGCAATAGTTCTAAGTGGTCTTTACGAAGCTCTCTGTGCCCCTTAAAGCTATCTATTCTATATTTGTCACCATAAGTAGCTATATACTCATATAACATTTGGTTTATCTCCACTTTCTACAAAAATAAGTCTATCATTGAACTCTGTTTTAACTCTGTCTGCTATGTAACCTGAATATAGTTTTCCTTCGTACCAAATATCTACTAAGTCATTAACATACAAGGGCAAAAGTTCGTTTTGATTAAATATTAACCTTGTGACGATAGTAGAGGGAGAAATTTCTGCTTTAATAGTAGATATATCTGGAGGGTTTCCATGTTCATCTCTGTCATAAAACAATGTTTTAGCTATCCTTACTTCTGGCAAGTCTGTCCCGTCTCCGTGATAAGTGCTATAATCAATGACATCTCCATTATTTTTTGCTGTGTACATTTTAGGAGGGTCTGTATAGTCATCTGTTGCCTTATTTTTAACGAATACAACAGCAAAATTATAAACTGAACGTTCTACTATTGTTTCCGTGTCCTTTGTCACGCTTTGCTTAATATCTACCCTTGTCGTGATTCTATTTCTATTCCAGTTTCTTGAGGCAAAGTTAATAAATAACAAGTTTCTAGGATCTGTTTCAGATGAAGCATGTTGAATTGTTGTAGTTGGTTGAAATTGAACCTTGGAAAATATCCTTTTTGCTACGTCAGTAGCTGATGAAGTTTCTGCTTTACGGTTGATTGTAGCCCTTCCAGCAAATATACTTGAATTGAAGAAATAACCATAACTCATCAAATTATTTTTATTAGGGTCAATTAAATAATCAATGATAGCAGCGTTTGTCGTTTTAGTTATTGCGCTCGGAACATCAAGGCTTTCAATCATTGCCCAAAAATAGTTCTTTAACGTGACTTTATTGCTTTCATCTACATCTGTCACAAGGTAAATCATATCTAAATTTAGGTTTTTCTTTTTACCTAGAGCTTCCTCGATTGGAACAACTTCAGGAAATAGAATTTGAACAATATCGCCAACTTCTACCGAAACGGTCAATGTAGCTGATGAAGTGTAAAGGTAGCCCGTTTCCCACAATTCATAGTTAATAACTTGACATCTTGCCCTTGGTATTGGTAGACCTCTTTTGTCTTTTTTACCATTAGGGAGAATAAAATCAGATATATTGTAATAGTTAGGGTTAAAGTTATCATAAACGTTAGCTTCTAACATCAAACAAAGTCCGCCTTTCTCTTGACTTTAAACTCTGCCTTGGTAAGGTTGATTAGTTCCATTTGACCTTTTTCAATTATACGAGTTCTGTATCTCTCGAAGTCCATTACAGGGAATAAATTTAATGAAGTCGTTCCGTTCCAACCTTGATAGGTTTCGTCATTTACATCTGTATTTATTAAAATGTAGTCTTGTAATTCTTCCGTCTTGAATACAATTGCGGTATATTCATTTCCAATATCGTCTAAAAATCTAACTCCAGTAGGTGTTTTAGGAAGGTGCGGATATAATATTCCCATAAAACTAAATATTTCATCTTTTATATCCCAGCGACTTAAACGGTCTATGTCACTTTCCCCATAATAAGTGTAAGAAGTTCCTTTGACATACTTATAGCTTCCTGGTGCTGTTCCACCATAAATTTTAGACTTACCAGAAAGGACTTGACCATTTTGAATTTTTTCAAAAGTTAAGTTTTCGTAAGTGTACCACTTTGTAATTATATCAAAAGTTATCTTTTCGCTGAAAGTTCCGTTCTTACCGTAACCCTCTGTCTTTGTGACATCTGCTAGAGTTAAGTCAGCATATACCTGATAAATCTCTGTTTGATATTCAAGTGTAACGAATTTTTGGTTAAGAATGTCGTTGATGAAGTCTTTCATTAGTTGATAGTTTTCTTCCAAACTTTCGCCAAACGTTTCTAGTTTGAACTCTATTTGTGGCTGGGTAATTGAGCGTGTTCCCATTACTCCAATACCATTACTTTGCCAAATATTATTAGTTGATTGTAAGCCTAAATTAGAGGGCTGGTAAAATCTAACTTTTCCGGTTGTAACGTCCCAAACTTTATCATCTGTTCCGTCTAAGTTGGTATGTATTTTGTACTGTCTTACCATTAAGCCCTCCCTAGGTCAAATTCTCGTCTGATTGCTCGTGCTAAGTTAGAAACATCTTGGCCAGCACCACCTTGTACGTTAAATGTGTTATATGTTCTGTTATCGCTTGATACGCTGTTCGTACTTAAACCGTACCCGCTAGAAGATAAGTTGACATCTGTTAAGCCTACTACCATTGAGCCTTTGAATAGTCCGCCAAGTTTACCAGTGATACCATTAATAGCTCCTGATATATTGTTAATTGTATTTGTTACACCGCCTAGAACATTGTCTATTGTATTCTTGATTCCTCCAAATATCCCCCTAAAGAACTCTCCAATGCCGTTAAATGCTCCTGTTATTGCATTGTAAGCATTAGAAGCAAAGCCACCGAAAGTGCTGAATACTCCACTTACTGTATCTTTAGCACCGTTGAAAGCTCCACTAAAGAAACTACTTACTCCACTAAATACACCTGTAATTGCTCCCCAAGCGCTTGAAGCAAAGCCACCAAAAGAACTGAACACTCCACTTACTACACCACGGACAGCGTTGAATATGCCACTAAAGAAACCAGCTGCTGCACTCCATATTGACCGAACTACTCCCCAAGCGCTAGAAGCAAAACTTCCGATTGCGCTAAATACTGACGAAGCTACTGAACTAACAGCATTAAATATACCACCAAAGAAACCCGATAGGCCTTTCCATGCACTAATGACTAATTGGTAAGCACCGCGAACAATAGCCAAGATAAGTTGGAAAGCTACATTAATAATTGATCCTATTAGGTTAAATATAGATTGATAAAAACTAATTAACGGTTGAAAAGTTGTAACGAACCAGTTATAAGCGTTTGTCACTAAAGAAGCGATAGTTGTAAATACAGTTGTAACAACACTTGCTATTCCATTCCACAACCCTGTGAAGAATGTTGTTATTCCGTTCCAAATGTTTTGAATACCTTGTACAATTCCGCTAAACCAATCAACTAAACCTTGCCAAATTCCTTTAGCTCCGTCAACTGCTCCACTCCATATATCAGAGAACCATTGACCGATACCGCTAAAGAATGAAACCACGCTATCCCATGAACTCTTTAAGAAGTCCACAAAGTCAGCCCATATCTTTTTGCCTGTTTTAGTTTGAGTGAAGAAATAAATCAAGCCAGCAACGACTGCTGCAATTGCCACAGCTATGGCAACAAATGGATTAGCAATAATTAAACCAAGCAAGGCTTTTACTGGACCTATAGCTAATTCTGCAACTTCTCCAATAGTTTTAAAAGCGTCTCTTATCCCTAATATACCTTTAGCTACCTTGAAAGTTGCAAATGCACTAGCAAGAACTACTAAAGTTCCTTTTAAGACTGACATGGCGCTTTCACTTTCACCAATTTTTTTCAGAAAATCAGCTATTTTTTTCGTAACTTCTGACAGTTTACCAGCAAATACAGCTATGCTCTTTGCTACGTTATCTATACTTGTTGCGCTTTTTGTTGTTTCTGTATTTATTCCAAGAAATGAATTGATAACATTCGCTATAATAGAAACTATGGAATCAAATGCGCTTTTTATATTATCCCAAGCCTCTAAAAACGCTAAAGTGGCTGCATTTTCTTGAAGTTTTTGAAACAAGTCTTGGAAATACTTAACTACATTTGTTACAGCTTTACCAGCACTTTCGCCCCAGTCAGACATCTTATCTATTAAGTCGCTAATGATAGGAGTTAAAGCGTTCAAAGTAGGCACTAAGGCAATTGACATTGTTTCACTGAAGCTGTCCCACGCGTCCCCAATAGTTTTGATTCCACCGCCAGAACCTTTAGCCATTTTGTCCATAGCCTTGTCAAGCATATCCACCGAAACAGCGCCCTCTGAAACAGCTTCATTAAAAGAACCAAATCGCTGTAATGAGGGGTTCATTTTCATAATAGTGTCTTTTAAAGAAGAACCAAGAGCTGTGTTATTATCGGTTAATTGTCCAATATTTTCAGCCGTAACTTTACCAGCTGCTGACATTTGACCATAAGCCTGAACTACACCTTTTAATTGTTCGCCAGTACCACCAAATGCTTGGTTAGCTTTTACTAATGCTTCCGTTTTACCGACCGCTTTTTTAGCAGTATCGCCCAAACCGATGAACGTTGTTGAAAGTTTTAAAGTATCTTCGGTACTTGCATTTGTATCTTTAGCGAGCTTCTGCATAGATTTGCTTACATAGTCAAAGTCTTGTCCATTGCCTTTGAACTTCATTGTATTT